TGAGGCGGAGTATATGTTGATCAATGACATCCGGGAGGCCGAGAGAGATTTGCAACGAGTTCTTCCAATCGCCAAACAATTGTCGAGGAACAGATACAGGGCTCTGGTTGATATGATGTATAATTTGGGACTGGTCAGGTTCTTGGGTTTCCGAAAGATGAGGACAGCCATAGAGCAGGGGGATTTCGAACAGGCCGCGGACGAGATGATGAATTCTCTCTGGGCAAGGCAAGTCAAAGGACGTGCGGTTGAGTTGTCCCGGATGATGAGAGAAGGTTGATCCCATTCTCAGGAGGAAGTTACCATGGAGACCCCTCGACGCATAGAAACCCGGAAGACTTGATCCGCTACCTCCGCCAGTTCCTCCGAGTGGGTAACCATTATGACTTGAATCCCGAGTTGATCGGATAGCCGCTTGAGCATTTCCGCTGCCTTCGGTAGCAATTCAGTGGATAGATGTTTGAAGGGTTCATCAAGTAACAAAACCGGTCGAGTCCTCGGTCTTTGCATGGACCATGCTGCCACCCGAAGCGCAAAACTAGCGACATCCACCACCCCGCCTCCTGATGATGAAACAGGATCCACCTTGTTCCCGTCACGTCCGAACCACAGATCGCACTCCGTCTTGTTTCTCCTCTGAACGAACTCCACCTCAAACGAGTACGGATCATCAAAAATGGCCTCGAAGGCCATTGTAACCACATCCGAGATATGATACTCAAGTTGCCGTTGGGTTCTGAGACCTGCTTCCCTTACGACTTCTCTGGCCTGCTCGTGATGCCGCTGACTTTTCTTCAGCTCTCTTATGCGCCGCTTGCATATCTTCAGATCTTGCTCAATCCGGTTTCTCTTGCCTTTTTCGTATTCCAATCGATGACGCAAATCCTGGACACGTGAAGTAATCATAGTTGTTCCTCGATCTTGACGACTTTGGCTTCTATATCTCGTTCCAACTTGGCGATCTCCTTCTCCATCTGTTCGAGCTTCTTCCTTGCCTCCTGCATTGTGGAGCAATCCCACTTGTCGGTGAGTGTTTGTATCAGGTAGTTTTTACGTCCCGTCAATTCCGCTACCTCCGCCTTGGCTTTGTTTATTTTTTCCTTCAGTTTTAACAGCTCTTTTTCCTTCATCCGATCCTCCCGAATATAAAGGTATATCCCGGACAAGAATCTCTTGTCCCAGACGAAAAAACCCCTACTTAGCCTATGATTTCTGGCCTGAATCTAAAGAATTAATCCTCTCCATCCACCGCCTTCCATACCAATTCCCTCACCGGCTTGCGAATCCTGTTCTTTTTCAGAAAGACCTCCAGGTTACGATTAAAATCCAAACCAACTTCCCAATCCCGATCCAGCCTCTCAAGAAACGCCTCGATTCTCGCATTTCTTTCCTCAGTTTCCACCAGATGAGTATTCGAAACTACCCCGTCTTGGACATCCAAATAGTGGGGTTTCGCTTTCCTCTCGTTTGCGTACCATAGATAGACGCACGGTCGATGATCAGCTTGAGCTGCCGTTTGTCTGGTTAGTGATCCAGGATTGACCAACCACCTTCCTTTCTTCTCGACTACGAACGACTTGTGATTGTCCCCTGTCACTATCAGATCAAACTGCGGAAGCACTTTCAAAATACGATCAGCAGTCATAGCATCACATCCCGGCCAAGGGGGCTGTCCTAGATATGTCATTACGTGCCAAACCAGAATCTTGGTTCCTTCTATCTCCACAACGTAGTCGTCAGGATTCTGCCTGGGGTTCTGCCCCCAATGAGCGGATTTCAATACATGGATTTTAAAGCCGCTGGCCAGGGTGTACACCCCACTCTTGTGATATAACGACAGATTATGTTGGGGTAGATCGTGGTTGCCGTAGATCGTCCAGAACCGCTCCGGCAAGCAGAGAAAGGCTTTGGACAACAAGTGAGGTGAGGGCTTCCAGTGATCAAACAGATCCCCCGCGTGTATTACCGGGCAGTTGTATTTTACTTGTAATCGTCTGATTTGATCCACCTTATCCCACTGAGTTTGCCAGAAGTTGTCCGTTCTGCAAACAGGCACGGTCTCTCGCAAATGCCAGTCCGCGGTCAGTATGGCAGATGGTTTACTCTGGGAGGCCTTCTTTGTTCTCCTCATTTTATCACCTCCTGACCACACAATGGGCACTCATCTGGCATCAGCGAATGAAATCGCTCCTCGTACACCACCAGGTTCTCCTTGAGTTTTTTCTGTTTGCGGTTGGTTTCTATCAGAGAAAGGATGATCGAACGTAATTCCTCAATTTGCTGCGCTCGATTTCTCTGTTCCTCCATTAGGTCGAGTACGGAATCGACGTGTTTTTGTGCCTGTACCAGATTGGTCTTCTCTTTGATCTGGGTTTCCGCCTCTTCCAACTCCGATACGAGGCATGAAAGGTCTTCCTGATCCTCTTTGAATCCGGTGAGTTGACGGACAGGTTTTTCCAGTTCGGTCCAGGCCGTCAATTTGATCTCGTTTTTCTCAATTTCCTCCAACTCCGATATTACCTCCTTCAAGGCAACTATCTGTCTGCTCAGGTTGCCTCGATGGGTATCGAGTGCCTCAACCGACTGGACTTCCTTCTCGATTTCGTCCAGGAATGAGTACTGTTCGAGATCCTGTTCCAGTCGAAGTTTCCTATCCTCTTCGGAGGCCAAATCATTCGACAGAGAGCGGGACCACTTCTGCAAGTTGTACATTGCTCGGTCGATGACGTCCAAGTGAGCAATTTGATTGAAATAGCGAGCGATCTCGCCGGGACTGTCGGAAAGCAGAAAAGGTGGGTCCAACTGCTGCTGAAGATTTACCTCCCCTATATTCAAGGCTTTTTCTATGTCCTCAGGTACCTCAGATCCGAAAGCCTTGAATACAATAGGGTCATGACCTCTATCTAAGGTATACGTGTTCTCTGATTTGCTCTTGGTCCTCGTAATTTCCAGGGATTCCCCCTGCCTCTCCCCGTCACCGGTCGAGACGGTAACGGCCGCGCTGGATTTTTTACCCCAATGGGATAGGAAGAAGGCACCTTGCGGTCTGTTCCACACTAGCCACCTCAAAGCACGTAGAATGGCGGATTTACCAGAGTCCGAACTACCCAGGATCACATTGACCCCCCTGACGAGCTTCAGGTGGGTATCTCTGTGGCTCTGAAAGTTTTTTAGGCGGATGGACTCAATCATTTATCCCTCCCTGCACACTATGATGAAGGACATTCCACTGCTTGTTTCAAAGTCCATATAGGCAGGATTCTGCCCTTTACACGAATCAATATCTTGTCCGGCGGTGAGCTGTCTATAATGTACACGCGGACTCCCGGTTTGGATAAAGTGACAAGTCCCAACCGAATCAACCGTCCGAATGCTTCTCTGTCTCCGTCCAGCGCGATGCAGATTGCCCAATCCAATAAAATCTCCTTCTCCGCCATAGGATACCCCTCTTTCAACACGCACTCACCTTTGATTGGTGGTTGGGCGTTGGAGGAGGTGGCCAGAACCGAGAGTGTTCCCAGAAACAGAAAACAGACCATGCTGATTTTTACTTTGTTCATTTTGTCTCTCCTTTCATTCCTCGTCAGCTGACTTCTCGTCCTTGTAATTAACAAGTTGAAGCCCATTCATGATGGCTCGAATTATGTTGTCGTGCGCTTCGATGAACTCCTTGGTTTTTTTCAGTGCTGACATGATGTCCCTATGGTAGTTATACCCGGAGGCCAGATTGAGGCATTGCCCAACCCGCAACTGCGGTAGTTTGCCATAGTATTTGCCTACCGCCTTTTCGATTTCCGTGTGACTGACTTCGCATATATACTTGTTGGCATCTATCTTTCCAATTACTTTCATGATAACCTCCTTCGACGAGAGTGATAAAGTTGAATAAAAAATGAAGGACTTGCCCAATCGAAGAAGTCCTGCTGCCTCATCAGGATATACTTGTACACGACTCGTTTAGAGTTGAAAACAAGAAAGGTTCCGTGGAACTTACCGCAGTAGGAAGACAACTCTAAGTACATGGAATCCGGGATGCAAACGACGGGAAGCCTTCTGTCCTTATGAAGCACCAAGACCGGCCAGGTCCCCGCATCTTCGGAGTCGCGTTCGACCTGTTTGAGAAACGAAATTAGAAGTGGCTCCGCCTGTCTGCTGGCGATGCAATCCAACAGACTCAAAGAAGGGTATCCTTTCTTGAACTCGAAGGTGCAACAAGCCGGCAATGCTTCTCCCTCCGGATCCTCCGCCATCAGATCCCCATATCCATGAAGTACGTTTTTGCCGCGGCCCACTCTGGATCGGGCACGTGCTCCACTTCCAGACGTTCTCCAGAATACATCTTCCCTACGCCCCCCGGTCCACCATAGGGACCACTCTTGGCATTTATCCCTTTCGTTTTGACTTCCCTTTCCCATGAGTAATCCTCTCAATCTCCCTCCGAATATACCACTCGGCCTTTCTCAAATCCTCGATCTGAGTATCAGGATTTTTTACTCCTGCTCTCCAAATATACTTGACAGCATTCCCGAGATTGAAGGACATGTGCTCCACCACGTCAATGCACTCCACACCCGGGATGTGGTTGTAGTAGTGTGGATGGTTCACTTTCTCTGTTGGTTTCCTTGACATTCATCCCTCCTGGCATTTCTCAACAGTCTAATTGAATGTCGTCGAAGATAATGGGTAGGATCGTTTTACATTTTTGGAGCAGTGGGATCATGACCTCCCTCATTTGCGGATGAGCGGCGCTATTGCAACGGAGTCTGAAAATATGCCTCCATTCTCGAAAGTTGGCGGTGACCACTATCTCGGTTTTGATTCCGTTCGGCAAAACTCCTCTCGCCTGCTGGGGAGACCAGCCATTTTTGATCAGTCTCCTATAGGAAATCTCGCTCTGTTTCCAACTCCTCAGCAGTGATTGGTAGGCAGGCAAGTCATACAACACTCTGAGTTCCTTCTCTCCTTGCTGGGAACTCACTGGCAGAATCAATCCGTCACTGGAGTAATCCCATACCCCTGGTTCCAGATCCGTCCACGGTGGAATCACAAAAGTCACCTCGTCTCCGTAATTACAATATCGAGTGCTCTCTTGGGAGAAGGCACAAAGACGGTGACGCACCAACTCGTGAGAAACCCCACGGTCGATTATAAACTTGACCGTCATCGCAGAATGTTCGATCACAGACTCATGGCCTCTGGTAATTACATTACTGACGAACGAGTGATATGAATCGTCCGTCATTCGTGCCTCGGATTTGTAGCACGTTCTGCCTGCCCGCTCAATCAGAGACAACGCAGACCTGGTTCCATGATGCGCCATGATTTCCATAATTTCGAAGTTTGGTTTTATCAATCGCATGGTCATATCCTCCTTTTCGGTTTTCTCTTGCTTTCGAACTCCGTCTCGATCTCATTCCACAGTTCCACGACTTGTTCCTTCAACTCTAGCTCCAATTCGTTCCGCTCTATAGTCTTGACGGCCTTGTCGAGAGAGTTGCTAAGCGACTCATCCCTCAGACAGTAAACCGAACTTTTGGTATGAGTCTTTACGAATTGTAGATTCTGTCGGATGTCGTCGATTCCATAGTCGAAGATTATAGTTACCGGAGCAATATGATACGGTTTCCACACAGAGGATTTGAACACCTCAATCTGAGTCTCCACGCCGACCACCCTGCTATGTTCCTTACCGCGTATGGTCTTCTTGACTTTGATTTTTTGCGGGGAGAAGCAGCGCAAGCGTAGGCTGGAATAGAACCCGATGGCCTCACCTCCCGGACTAACATACTTTTGTCCATAGGGACCGGCATCGAGATTTTGTCGAACCTGGTTAGAGCAGACCATCAAGTAGTTTCGCTGGGTCAGAATGCGACATGTCTTTCTTAGCTCTTCGCTGAACTCCTTGGCTCGCCGCATGCCCATCTTGTCCCCTTCCTCTTTGGACATCTCCATGTTTGTGGACAGTGCAGCCAAGGAGTCCGCGAATATACCATTGATTTTATCCGCCGAGTCAGGTTTCCAAGATCGGACAGTGGAGAATACCTCAGTCACCGTATCCGGAGTATCATACTCCATCTGGTCTGGGTTGAGATCGAATATTCTGGCAAAGTTTTTGTTCAAACGTGCTTCCGGATCATGGAACATTACCTCCCCACCTTGACGTTGTACTTGCCCCGCCATCTCACATAGTAGTGTTGTCTTTCCGCAACCGCTGGGTCCGAATATCTCCACCAAGATCCCCGTAGGGATGCCACCGTACTTAAATCGTCCCCCTGATATAGCCAAGTCCAACAACGTCGACCCGGTACTTATAATGAGTTCGTCACTTCCGTCAAATCCCCCGGCGTCCGGTTCGACGGAGTTCGCATGTGCCTTCATTTGCGTGGATAGTGACTTAGGAGGACGTTTCGTTCTCTTCATGATTGCCTCCTTGTTTTTCCACCTCCGCCATTATCAGACCGATATGCTTTTGTGACAACCGCCGCTTAGTGAGGTTGGCTTGTATCATGGATACAAATTCTTTCCAGGAGACCCCCTCTGCTTGGTAATCCTTCCAATCGCTCATTGCCATGTTGGCGATGTCAAGAATCAGCTCCCTCTCGGAGGGTTCGATTCTGAACAGCTCTTGAAGCGCGTCTATAATGAGAGATGTTCTGGAGGTATTTTGCCAGACCGCCAGCAGTGCCAGGTGTTCTGCCATCGACCGGGGGATATACCCCCCGGTCATCTTCTCGTTCCTATTTTTGAACAAGCTAGAACGGGATGTCATCTTCCAACCTCTCCTTTTCGTCTATACAATCATCCCACTCGTCACATTCGTCGCATTCGTCGTACTCCTCACAGTCCTTGCCAAAGACGTGTCCGTGGGGGCAGCGATCGTCCTTCTTCGGATTCTTGCCTGTCCCCTTACAAATACGACATTTTCTCCCTTTGGAGTTTTTCCCGGTACCCTCACAGGCAACGCAGGTATTCTCGTCCTCTTCTTCCTCGTCCTCTTCTTCCTCGTCCTCTTCTTCCTCGTCCTCTTCTTCCTCGTCCTCTTCTTCGACGTCGACTATCTCTTCATCATCCTCGTCATCCGAGACCTCTTCTTCCTCCAACTCCATGAACTTCCTTTCGAGTTGTTGGTAAGACAGAACATTCAGGACCTCGTCCAGATTGGGTATCTCGTCGAGAATACTCTCGTCATAGGGCTCGTCTCTCTCTTCGAAGTCGATTCTGGAAGCCTCTGCGAAGGGTTTGCTTCCTCCTATGGTTTTGCTATCAAACCTGATTCGAACGGTCCAACCTTCCTCCAGGTCCGGAAAGGTCTCATACCGCTCATCCTCATCGAGTTCATCCGTCAGGAGGTTTTGGAAGAGATATTGGCTAATGTCAAAGATATGAGGCTTCTCATCATACTTTTTGTGGCCTTTCGGGATCACCACGTACAGGTTTCTGAATGAAGGTTTCAAGGCGTCAGTCTCTTCCTTGTCCGCCCCTTCCTTGACTCTCTTTGCCCGGTACTCGCAAATCGGGCACCGCTTCCCGATGGAGGTCAGACATACCACCGCGTCATTGCTTGCACCGATGTTTCTGTGAGTCTTGAAAGGACGCTTGTACCAAAGTTCTCCGGGGACCGCGATTCCGAGTTCGTCATCTCGATCCGGATGGTTGGGGTCAGTCACCTCGTAGGGCATGAAATCCAATCGGACCTTGGAGCCCGGTTCGGGTGAGAACACGGAGACTCCCTGCGGCAGGTTCAGGTAGCCATACTGGGAGGCTCCACGTTGTTGCTTTTTCGCGTTTGCCCGAACCTTGCCTGCAAATCTACTTTTTCCTTGTCTCTTCTTGCGAC